CCTGTTGTAGAAAAAATGGGCAAGTTCCAAGAGCGGAAATCTATGAAGAAATTTGAGACAATGGCAACTAAGAACATTAGTTACTATCGTGCCGATAAAGAGGGGAACATAGACCCTAATCAATGAATACTCTAAATCAAAAACAATTTAATGTTCCTGTTCCATCTTATGTACAACAAAGAAAAGCAGGCGGTAAGGGTCATCTTGAAGAAGATCCGTCAGAGAGTGCTACTGGCATGGTTAGGACTGAGCGCTTAATTCCTTTAATGGAACATAGACGTCTTGGTGCTGATGCCCAGCCTTCTAGTTCTAAAGTTATTGCTGGAATTAGAGGAGACATTCAAAAAGGCGGCGGAATTCAAAATCCAATTATGGTTGCATACGATCATGCTAACAATTGGGGCGTTGTTGGTGAAGGCCATCATAGATTAGAGGCTGCAATGGCTGAGGGCGTTTCTCATGTGCCAGTAACAGTTTATCGTCAGCCAGGATTAGGTGAGCGAAAAGAAAACTTTAAAGGTGGCCACCTAGCAATGACAACTAACTTTACTGATAAAGGAAGTCATGAAGAACGTATGGGCAAAGAGTATGTGCCTACTAATATTCACCCTGGACACTTTAAGCAGTTTCAATGAATAACTACGACCATCAAATAGTTTCTAATGTTAGAGAGCATCTAACTGATGACCTACGTAGTGCAAAGTTTCGTGGACACGAGTGCAAGACCGCTGGCCACTGCTACGTAGCCAGTGAGGCTGTCTATCACGCACTAGGTGGTAAGTCTGCTGGATACACTCCTATGCAAATTAAACATGAAGGAACTAGTCATTGGTTTTTAAAGCATTCATCAGGAAAGATACTTGATGCAACATCAGATCAGTTTGCAACTGCAGTTCCTTATGAGAACGCCAGGGGAAGAGGCTTTCTCACTAAGGAACCTTCTAAACGTGCAAAGACAGTAATGAGTCGTCTTGATGCACAACCATTGGAATAGAGTCTTTAAACTCCTCTACTGGAACTCTCCAACAAGTTCCTGATTTCTCTTGAGACCACCACTCATTTCTTTGACACTCTGATACTGGTAACCAGCCATATATCTCTACTGAAGAGAAATACTCTAGGTCGTGAATTCTTGTGCCAACAATTATGGCGTTTTTATTTACATCTTTTTTCCAAACAGGAATTGCATCCTTTGTTCTAACACAGCGCACCTCAAGGTTAATCCCAACGTCAGGATGGTCCATACGGTTCTTATGTTCATCATTTGTATACCAAGGAACATTCCACGGCATTTTGTAAAGTTTAGCCACCGCATACTCTGCAACATTTGACCTAATATTTGCGTTTAGTTCAAACTCAAGCCAACCTTGACGTTTGCCCTCTGCATAGTTAGGGCGATCTACACTGCCCCATTTCAATAACCAGCGCTCCATGCCTAGTTGAGCACAGATTCTAATTTCATCTTTTGTTAGTTCTACTATTTTTGCCATGTGCCAAACCTACCACACTGTGATAATAGCCCTAGACGAAAGGAGCCAAATGGCAGACAAAGGCACAGCAGCAGCAATTATTGAGGTTGCAGAAAAAGAAGTTGGCACTATTGAGGGTCCAAAGGATAATGAAACTAAGTACGGTAAGTTTACCAAGGCTGATTTCCTACCATGGTGTGGGTCTTTTGTTATGTGGTGTGCTAATCAGGCAGGTGTAAAGGTTCCTAATACAGTTTCAACTGTGGCAGGTGCAACTGCGTTTAGAAAGATGGGTACCTGGGTAGATGCTAAAAATGCTTCTCCAAAACCAGGAGACATAGCCTATTTTGATTTTCCAGGAGATGGTGTAGATAGAATTTCTCACGTAGGTATTGTTGTATCTAATAATGAAGATGGCACAGTTACTTGTATCGAAGGTAATACCGCTGGTAATCCAAAAGGTGACCAACGAAACGGTGGTGAAGTAGCAAAAAAAGTTAGAGGTTACACAATAAATAAGAAAAAAGTTATGGTTAGTGTTGTTGGATTTGGACGCCCAAATTATGTTGGAAATGAAGTTGAGGCAAGTGTGCCTGTTTTAGAAACCCCTGTTTTTCCAGGAACTATCAAACCTGGAAGTAAAGGCAACAGCGTAAAGGTTGTTCAACGTGCTCTTGGTCTAATGGCTGATGGAGACTACGGTCCAGCCACAAAAAAGGCTGTAATTGCTTTTCAAGACAATCACGACATTTTAGACTCCAACGGCATTGTTGGCCCTAAGACTTGGGCAGAACTGGTCAAATTCATCTAAAACGGACATTTTACCCCCACGATCTTCCAAGAACCTTCTGGTATTCTTGGGGGGCTTTCTACTGAAGGGGTATCCATGACAACAATTATTGGAATACAGTACGAAGACCATTGCACCATACTTGCTGATAATCAGGTAACAGATGATAGTGGTCGAGTTTATCGCCATCCTGAAATGGTAAAGATTGCTGAACGTGGTGATTTTTTAATTGCTGGTTCTGGAGAGGTATCTCCTTGCGATATTGCTCAACATATTTGGAACCCACCAAAATTGACCGCTAAAGAGTCTAAAGACATTTATCACTTTATGATTGCAAAGGCTATGCCTTCCCTTAGAAAATGTTTAACTGAAAATGGATATGACTTTAATGAAGACCATGACAAATCTAAAGAAGGATTGCGTTTTCAATTTTTAATGGCTGTTGGTGGAGAATTGTTTGATATTGACCAAGATTTGGCTGTTATGAGAAGTATGGATGGAGTTTACGCTGTTGGTGCTGGAACAGCCTATGCTCTTGGGGCATTACATGCTGGTGCCAAACCTATGAAAGTTATGGATATTGTGGAAAAACTTACTAACTTTACTTCAGGTCCTTATTTAGAAAAAAAACAATACAAGTAACTTTTGTAAGATAAATAAACTTTTAACTTGTTAAAATAAGACCGTCTTTTATAGACATTGCTCATTTTTAAGACTTTATCGTGAGCCTATTTTAAGGAGATACAACTAAGTGACATCACTGAAAAAAATCGCACTTGTCTGTGCTGCAGCACTAACAAGCACAATTATCATAGTTCCGTCAGCAAACGCAAACACCACTACATTAACCCTTAATGGATCGGCAGCAACTGGAGGAACAGCAGCAACTGCTCCTGTAGCACTTCCAGTTCCAGCAGACAATAGCGTTGATTTAGCAGACGTGTTAAAAATTGCTGTAACAAATTTAGAAACAGGAACAGTTGTTACTGCTGTTGCAACAAACGCAACACTAGTACCAGCAGTTGCAACATCTACAGCACCTGTTACTTCTTCTTCTGGAACTGCAACTTTATCAATTAGCACAGGAACTGGTACAACTGCTGATTTTTATGTTTACACAAAAACAACCGCAGTTGGAAGTATTGCTGTGACAATTAAAGGAAATACAACTGTATATTACGTACAAGGAACTGCTGGCGCTCTTAATGCTATTGCATTAACTGCACCAGAATCAGCAGCGGCTGGAAGCACTCAATCTCTTAAAGTAACTGGATACGATGTATTTGGAAACTTAAAGGGTGGAGCATCTATCAACACTGTTGTAAGCAATGGTTCAAGCGCAACTGCATCTACTATAACAACCGACTCTGTTACAGCAACAAACGGAACTAAAACTTTTGATGTTGTTATGCCAGCAGCAGGTCAAGTTACCGTAATTGTTTATGCAACTGTTGCCACATCAATTGCGAGCCTTTCAACTCCAGTTGGTTCTGTTAGCAAAAACATTGCTATTCGTGACCTTGCTAGTGAGTTAGCGGCCGTTCAAGCAGCACTTGCAGCAGAAAAGGTTGGTCGTGCCGCTGATAAAGCAGCCTACGACTCAGCCACTGCAACTGCTACTAAACAAATTGCTGATTTAACAGCCACTGTAGCGACTTTACAAAAGTCACTTGCAGATGTAAAAGCCCTGTATAACAAGTTGGCTAAGAAGTACAAACTAAAGACTATTAAGTAGTATTCCCCTACAACTTAATATGAGCCTCCTGAGCATGAGGACGCAAAAACTGCTCATCTAAATTTGTGGTAGGCTCTGGGAATGTCTAAAACTCAAGATAAGAAAAAACAGAAAATTATAGAACATGCCGAATTCCTTTGGAATCAGGCTCAATTACGGTCAGCCCTAATTAAAAATCAATTAGATCTTGCTGTCCAAACCTTTAAAGAACTAAGTGGAGAAATGACTGAAGAACAAGTAAAAGCAACTGAAGAACAAACCAAAATTCAATACAAACGAATTGAAGAGCATTTAATGAGCGAAAAAGAGAAGTATTTAGAAAGACTAGGTATCCAACAGGACTGATAATTAGTCCATGATAAAACGAACTTTATTTGCAGTGGCTTTGACAGCCCTTCTTTCAGGTTGTGGGTATGATGGGCATTTCAGGTATCCTTGTCAAAATCCTGCAAATTGGGAAAATGCAGAGTGCAAACCACCCATCTGTACAGCCAACGGGGCATGTCCAGAAGATCTAGTTGGTCAAGAAGAAACAGAAGGAACACAAAATGGCTAAAGAACGATTATCACCGCAAGATTTAGATGCAAGATTAAAATTTATATTAGGTATTACATTAGGTTCTATTTTGTTTATAACCGCTGTTGGAATTATGTATGCCCTTATATTTGTTACACAACCAATTACTGGTCAATCTGAAAACGATAAGATGTTCTTTAACGTACTAGGAAGCGTAGCAACCTTTATTACAGGAACCCTTGCTGGTCTTCTTATTGGTAGTAGTAACTCTAATGCAGTGGCTACTCCTGTAACCGATACTGTTACTGAAGTTATACCTAATGTTGCTGAAGTTAAAGCAGTTACAGAAGAAATTCCTGCAGCAAAGTTAGACGACCCTAACTACAACTAACGATTGTCTGTCTTGTAAAAACCGCCGCCTTTAAAAACGGCTGTAACAGGAGAGTAAACTCGAATTAGAGCGTAGCCACATTGCTCACAGAAATACTTTGTTTCTGGGTCATTAATGCTACGTTCTCTTTCATAATCTAAATCACAACTAATACAGGTATATGAGTAAAGTGGCATTACGACTCCTTTTGGTATGAGTATACATTACCTGGTAAACACGGCATAATTAAGTTATGACTACTGCTTTAGAGACGCATAAACCAATAGCAATTATTGATCGCTGTGATCAATGTGGGGCTCAAGCAATGGTAAGAGCAACTTTGGCAAGTGGAGAGTTATATTTTTGTGGACATCATGCTAGAAAAACTGCTAATAAATTAGTTGCACAATCTTTAGTGGTGTTTGACCCTAATGGAGTGTTTAACTATGGCAAACAATGATTATTACCAAACTGGTAAAGGAATATTTGGCGGACCAGGTGGTACATATGGAAGATATGGAGTGAGTCAAATGGCAGGTAATTTATCTTCTCAATTTGATAAAGCAGAAAACATAGAAGAAAGACAACGTCGTAGATTTGGACGTAAACGTGAGTCTGGATATTCAGGTGCAGGATTTTGGTTTGGTAGTTATCCCTACATGATTGGTGCAATGAGTTCTGGTACAGATCCTCGTGAAGGAAATGTTCCAAATAGAGATCAAGCCCCAAATGAAAGTGGAGAGTCTGCCTCTGATACAAGTGGGTTAGGAAGTGGCGGAACTGCCGCAGGATTTGTTGGAGGATTAGACTAATGGCTCAATTGAATCGTAAACCGTTAACTGTAAATCCAAATCGTAAAACTAGAAAACAAGAGTTTAATTTTAATACTAATTTAGGTTATAAATCAAAAGCAAATCCAAGTGTTGTTACTTGGGCATCACCTGGAAAAGGTGTACAGGGTGAGTCAGTTAACTCACAGAACACTGCAAGCAAGTTTATTATAAATAGAAATTGGAAGCCGCTATAATATAGTTGGGCTTTAACATTCCGAGGGGAATAATTGAAAAAACTGCGTCCATTCGCAGCACTATCTGTAGTACGTAATATTGGAAGACTTATTTTATGTGGGGGAGTTGTTACTCTCTTTCTTGTATTTGGCATGTCTCAAGATGTTTATGCTGAAGATAACCAAGAACAAGTTGTTGTAAGTCCTGCTCAACAAGCAGTCAATACAGCCCTTGCCACAGCAACTACAGAAGTACAACAGGCTATTGCAGCCACAGATACTGCTACAGCGAGTGTAGCCGCAGCCGTTGTTGAAAAAACTCAGGCTCAAACAGCCGTAGATTCTGTAACCACTTTAGTAGCAGTAGCACAAGATAAAGTAGATGTTGCCCAATCTGCTATAAATACAGTCATTGCAATTGATACATCGACTATTCAACTAAAACAAGACTCTCTAGTAATTGTTGATGCACAAACAAGTGTTGCAAATGCAACCAACGCTATTAACGCTATCGATACTTCAACAGCACAGATTCAAATTTCTGAATTAAGTTCTGCTAAGGCTCAAGTAGACACGGCAATTGCTGTTGCTCAAACCGAATTGACTCAAGCCAACATTGCAATTGATAATGCTCAAACAGCAGTTAATAATTTACAAGCAACTATTGGAACTAGCACAAATGTTTTGGCTGGTGTAGATGACGCTGGCATACTAATGAATTTACCATTTGATTTATTAATGGGCGGAGTTTTATATGAAAACGTTTATGTTGGGTCAAATGCAACTCTTACATTTGGAGTAAACGAAGGTTCTAATTATTACTCTACTCCAAATGCACCGTCCGTATCTATTGCTGGCTGGGACTGGACAACTTGGAGTACGGGAACGGGAATTACGTATGCAACAACAGAATCTACTTTAGATATTGCTTGGGATTTAAGACCGTTTCCACAACAAGATGCTTCTACCCAAATGGCTCAGATAAGATTTAATGCTGATGTTAATCCAAATAATGGTGCTTGGATGGCAAATGTAACTGCAGTCGGACCAATACCAGATCAGGCAAGATTTAATGTTAGAGAAACAACTGGCGGAACTATTACCCCCATTGTAGACACAAATGTTGGAACTGGATTTGCTGGACAAATAAGTCAAGGGCCAGCGTTTACTCCTATCGTAGACACTAGTACAGTAACTGTTCAGGCAGCAGTTGATACAGCAAATGCTACTATTGCCGCTTTAAATCAAAGCCTTACCCCAGTTGTTGCACAAAATACAACAAATACAACCAACAAAAATAACATTGGCAGTACAACTTCTTTAACTAATGCTTTAACCTCAGCAGTATCAACAAAGACATCTCTTCAATCAACCTTAAATATTAAGGTAGCAGAATTGGTTGCTGCAATTAGTTTAATTCCCGAGGTTCCAGAACCTCAACCTTCTCCTCAGCCTCAACCAGAGCCAACCTTTGAAGAAGTTCCTGATTTTCAACCATCACCCGTTGAACTGCCTGTTGAAACCGTTCCTGACGTTCCTGTTGAAGAAGAGATACAGCCAATCCCAGAACCTGAGATTGTTCCTGAGCCAGAACTAGAAGTCGATCCTGAGCCTGCTCCAGAGCCTGAATTAACTCTTGATGATTCATCTGAAACCTCCTTAGAAGAACAAGTATCTATAATAGAGGAAAGTATAACTGATGGCCAATTATCGGAGTCTGACGCAGAAGAAATCTTTGAAACATTAAACTCTGATGGTGAAATTACTCAAGAAGAAGTAACTAATCTTGCAGAAACACTTTCTGAAGATGGAGAGTTTACTGAAGCGGAACGAGAGTTAGTTGCAGAAGCCTTAATTGAGTCTGCAGATGGAGAAGCAGTCACCGCTGAAGCAATTGAAGAAGCAGGACTAACTTATGAAGATTTACCAGCAGAAACTCCTGTTGAGGTTCGCCAAGATGAAAATGGTAATGAAGTTATAATTACTGCAGAAGTAGCAGCAGCATTGCAGGTACTAGAAAGTCCTGCCGAATTTATTGGTGCAATATTTGATGATCCAGGACAAGCATTAACAGCCGTATTAAATATTGGTGCTGATATGTCCGCTGAAGAGCGAGAAGAATCAGAGAAAATTATTGTTGCAGCAGTAATTGCTGGGCAAGCCGCTATTAATGCAGCAACAATGGCAGCAACTGGTGCGGCAACAACTGCCGCTGTTAGTGCAGCAACAACTGCAACAGGAAGTACAACGCCAAGCAGTAGCGGTGGCGCTGGTGGACCTGCTGCTGGAAATGACAAACCAAAGAGAACGTTTAGGAGACGTGCTAAATGATGAAACTACTTAAAGACATGGTTGACCAACTATGGACACTTCTCGGAATGTTTATTGCTTGGGTTGTACTTGATGGAAGTGCAAAAACTATCGTTGGATACGCAATTTTTGGAACATTAATTGCATGGGCGGTAACGTATCCCCTGCGTAATCGAGAAGATTAAGGGATTATTTGTTCTTGAGGTTGGGCACTTTGTAAGGAGATGTATGGATAAGAAAGCACTAGAAGCCGCAGCAGGTACGTACCTACGTGCAGCAGCAGCAGCAGTTGCCGCTTTGTATATGAGCGGTATTACAGACCCAAAGACTTTAGCAAATGCTTTTCTTGCAGGTCTTCTCGGCCCATTAGCCAAAGCATTAAATCCAAAGGATCCGTCCTATGGATTTGGCGCTAAGAAGTAACTTCAAGAAAGGTACATAAGTCGGATGACCAACAATATGATAATCACTATCTTTGCAACGGTTGGAATAATAACCGCAGCCCTATTAGGGCTCCGTCAATTAATTGAACCTTATAAAGAAAAGGCAGATTTATTTATGAGTTGGTTTGAAGATTTTAAACGAGATTGGTCTGGAGAAGAGGAGTCTCCAGGCCGAGATCGTGTTCCAGGAGTTATGGAGAGATTAAATCGCCTAGATGGAGAACTTTCCAGTAATGGCGGAAGTTCCACAAAAGATGTAGTAAATAAAATGTACGACAACCAAGGAGTCCTAATGGAGGCCTTTGTTGAAATGGGAGAGCGTCTAATCAGCATTGAAGAACACTTAGCAGTTAACAAGTCTAAAGAACCTGTTTAAGGGATGATATACCCATGAGTATGCAGACCCCGAACAACCCAAACCCATTTACTATGGCAAGTAGGTTTCTTGCTCAAAAGTATAAGGAAGGTGCACGTTCTCAACGTGACCTTGATCAACACACTTTAACTCAATCAACTTTAGCAATGCATGCTGTTCAACATGAAGCAGTTACACAACACGCTAAACAACAAGGACAAATTGCTGCAAAAGCACAAAAACTTTCCCATGCTCAAGGATTAGAGTTAGTTCAGACTGTAAATACAATGGCGCAACCAGGTTCTCCTGTTTCTGTAAAACACGGAAGTATTTCAGCAAGTTACACACCAAAAACGCAAACTCCTACTGCTACCCCAAAACCAGGAAGAGTTCCTGTGAAGAAGAACAGGGGCGGAAAGAAAGTTCCTTAATGGCTGGCGCTATTGATAAGGGCCATCAGTCCTATAATGACTTTAATTCTGGAGCAGCAGCAAAACAAAATCCTCTTACAACTGTTGATAGAAAAATGTTAGATTTTGCTGTTAAAGTTTCTAGAAATCCTGTCATAAAAACTCACGGTCAAATTGTTCGTAACTTTGGTATGTATCCCCCTGAATTCTGGACCCGTGCTCAAAAACTTTCAGATCATCCAGAGGTAGATCCACAGACAAAAGAACAGTTATCTAATATATTTTCAGATCCATCACGTCCAGGACCAATGACTGGTGGAGCACCGATTAACGTTAACGGCAAACAGTTTTCTCATGGATTGGAGTGGTAATGGCAAAGACAGCAGCGTGGACACGCAAAGAAGGAAAGAATGCAAAAGGTGGTCTTAATGAAAAAGGCCGAAAATCATATGAGAAGGCTAATCCTGGTTCAGACCTAAAGCCACCAGTTAAGAAAGAACAAGCAGCAAAATCAAAAAAGTCTGCAGCACGTCGTAAATCTTACTGTGCACGTTCTGCTGGACAAGCAAAAATGTTTCCTAAAGCAGCCAAAGATCCAAACAGTCGTTTAAATAAAGCAAGAAGAGCATGGGATTGCTAATGAAATGTGCTAACTGTGATAAGAACGCTATGTTTGAATATCGGATTACAAAACAAGAATCCATTCTTTATTGTGGCAAATGTTTACCTTCCTTTTTAAATGATCGTAAAAAGGCAGGATTACTTGCTATTACTCAGCAGTATAAGGATGATCAAGCATCTGCTTTAAAAGCATTAGCACCAAAACCTGTTGAAGCACCAAAAAAGAAGGCAGCAGCCAAAAAGTCGGAACAATAAATTGAAGTTAATTCGCAAGTTCGCAGTGCAGGGTCATGCCGTACCATTACACTCGC